AGAACTTCTGATGGTACTAAGAGTGAAGGAAAGAAAAGATACTTACCTGATGCTGCTTGGAAAGCACTAAGCCCTGCTGAAAAGAAAGCAACAAACGCAGCTAAAGCTGCAGGTAATCGTAAAGGTAAACAGTTTGTAGCACAACCAGATAGCATTAAAAAGAAAACAGCTAAATACAGAAAGAAATAAATGACTCAGATTGACCAGATCAGAGAAGCAGCAGAAGCAGACCTGCTGACTTTTATACGACTAGTAGCACCTCACTTAATGCTCGGTGCAATACATGAAGAGCTTATTGCTTGGTGGCAAAGACAAGATGCTAAAGAAAATCAACTAGTATTATTACCCCGTGGTCATATGAAGTCTAAACTTATAGCATATAGAACAGCGTGGTGGTTAACTAAACATCCTGAAACTACAATACTATATGTGTCAGCTACTGCTGACTTAGCAGAAAAACAATTATATGCTATTAAGAATATTATAGATAGTCCTATATATCGTAGATATTGGAAGGACATGATTAATGAAGAAGAAGGTAAACGAGAAAAGTGGGCTGTAGCAGAAATAGCAGTTGATCATCCTAAACGTAAACTAGAAGGAGTCAGAGATGCTAGTGTTAAAGCTGTCGGACTTACTAGTAATACTACTGGTTTCCATGCCGATGTTGTTGTTCTTGATGATATTGTTGTACCAGGTAATGCTTACAATGAAGAAGGAAGATCCAAAGTTGCAGCAGCATACTCACAATTGGCTTCGATTGAAAACCCTGGTGCACTTGAGTGGGTTGTTGGGACTAGGTATCATCCTAGAGATATATATGATACAATGGTAAACATGAAAGAACAGATCTTTAATGACGAAGGAGACTTAGAAACTGAAGAGTCTGTTTATGAATTGTTTCAAAGAGTAGTAGAAACTGAAGGTGAGTTTCTTTGGGCTAAACAAAAAAGATCTGATGGTAAAGCTTTTGGATTTGATGCTAAAGAGTTGGCACGTATTAAAGCTAAGTATGTAGATATAACACAATTTTATTCGCAGTATTATAATGATCCTAATAATTCTGAAGCAGCTAATATAGGTTCAGATAACTTTCAATATTATGATAGAGCTGTATTACAAAATAAAGAAGGTGACTGGTATATTAGAGATCGTAAGTTAAATATTTATGCAGCAATTGACTTTGCTTTCTCACTACGTAAACAAGCAGATAGTACTGCATTAGTTATTGTAGGTGTAGATCATCAAAGTAATTATTATGTACTAGACATAGATAGATTTAAAACAGATCGTATTGTAGAATATTATGATCACATTCTTAAAGCTTGGGAAAAATGGGGCTTTAGAAAGTTAAGAGCTGAAACTACAGTAGCTCAACAAACAATTGTAAAAGAATTAAAAGATAGTTATCTTAAACCAAATGGTATACCATTAGTAATAGATGAGTATAGACCTACAAGATACCAAGGAGATAAACGTCAACGTATTAATGCAACGTTAGAACCTAAGTATCATAATCAACAAATATGGCATTATAAAGGTGGTAATTGTCAAGTACTAGAAGAAGAACTATCACAAGTACATCCACCTCACGATGACGTTAAAGATGCATTAGCAAATGCTATAGCTATTTCTATAGTACCTAGACAACGCTCTAATGGAGTTAGCATGATGTCTTCTAACGTATTAACACACTCTCGTTTTGGGGGAGTATCTTACTAAGGAACTTATATGGCAGGCAAAGTAGCACAATTTGAAAAAGCAATTAATCCAGATACAATGGCAAGAAACCTTGCTCACTTGTATAATCAATGGTGGATACAAAGACAAAACAAAGAAGCAGAGTGGAGAGAGTTACGTAACTATTTATTTGCTACAGATACTACAACAACTACTAATTCTAATCTTCCATGGAAAAATAAAACAACATTACCTAAACTAACACAGATTAGAGATAACTTACATGCTAATTACATGGATGCTTTATTTCCAAATGATAATTGGATGAAGTGGGAGGGAGCCACTTTAGAAGATACGTATGTAAATAAACGTAAAGCTATTGAAGCTTATCTTAAAACTAAAACTAAAGAGTCTGGATTTAAAGAAACAGTATCTCAATTAGTTGCAGATTATATTGACTACGGTAATTGTTTTGCTGAAGTGCAATATGTAAATGAAACTGAAAAAGGAACGCAAGATAATAATCCTACTACAGTTTATAATGGTCCTAAGTTAGTACGTATCTCTCCATTTGATATTGTATTTAATCCTACAGCTCCTTCATTTAAAGAGTCACCTAAGTTTACTAGATATATTAAATCTGTTGGTGAATTAATGATTGAAGTTGAAGACAGACCTGAATTACAATATGATAAAGGGTCTTTAGAAAAAGCTTTAGAAATTAGAAACTCTTTATCTCAATTTAAAATAGAAGATATTAATAAAGCAGAAGCTTTTAGAGTAGATGGTTTTGGTTCTTTACAAGAATACTATCAATCAGGTTATGTAGAAATCTTAGAGTTTGAGGGAGACTACTATGACTCTATTGAAAAGAAACTTTATAGAAATCAAATTGTAACTATTTTAGATAGAAGTTATATTTTAAGAAGAATGGATAATCCTTCTTTATTAGGACAAGATAATAAATTCCATGTAGGTTGGAGAAAACGTCCTGATAATTTATATGCTATGGGTCCATTAGATAATCTAGTAGGATTACAATATCGTATAGATCACTTAGAAAATCTTAAAGCTGATGCTTTAGATTTAACTATACATCCACCACTTAAAGTGATAGGTGACGTAGAACCATTTACTTGGGGTCCTGAAGAAGTAATTCATATCCCTGAAGATGGTAATGTAGAAGCTATGGCACCTAATGCTGCTGCATTCCAAGTTAATAATGAAATTGCAGCTATTTTAAATGTAATGGAAGAAATGGCAGGAGCTCCTAAAGAAGCTATGGGCTTTAGAACTCCTGGTGAGAAGACAGCATTTGAAGTTCAACAACTACAGAATGCAGCATCACGTATCTTCCAAAACAAGATTAATCAATTTGAAACAGAATTTTTAGAACCTGTTTTAAATGCTATGTTAGAAGCAGCTAAACGTAACTTAGATCTACCAGAGTTAGCTAAAGTAATGGATGATGACTTTGGTGTAGCTGACTTCCTATCAGTAACTAAGGAAGATTTAACAGCTCGTGGTAAGCTTAGACCTATAGGTGCTAGACATTATGCTGCCAGAGCTCAACTAATGCAGAACATGTTAGGAGTATTTAATAGTCCTATTGGACAATATATAGCTCCTCATATATCTGCGAAAAAACTTGCAAATATGGTTGAAGAATATATGGGCTTTGAGAAGTTTGATTTTATCAAAGACAATGCTGCTTTATTCGAAGGTGCTGAGCAAGAGCAACTTAGGATGCAGATTCAACAAGATTTACAAGCACAAGCTAGTCAACCTAGTATGGAAGAACGATCTCTAGATCAAGATTTACAAGGTGTAGAAGATTCTATGCCAGAATAGATTGACTTTTTCGATGAATTATGGTATAATATTTATATGGATTTAAAATCAGATAAAGGCAAAAGCCTCTCAAAGGCTGAAGCCTTCAAAGAAATAAGAACTTATTTAGAAGAACAAATAAGTTTATCTCAAAGAAAGTGTATAGATGATGATAACTTTGATAAACCTGCTTGGTCTAACTACCAAGCTTATCAGTTAGGTATTCAAAAAGCTTTCTCTAAACTATATAATCTTATTCCTGACCAAGGAGAAATTAAATGAGTGAAGAACAAATAACACAAACTGAGTCAACTACCCAAGAGGCTCAACAAAAAGATACCCAAGCTAAACCTTTTGAGATTCCGACAGAAGCTCAAGAATTGGTAGGTGAAGGTAAGAAGTATGCTAATGCAGAAGAAGCGTTAAGATCTGTACCTCATGCTCAACAGCATATCAAAACCCTAGAGGAAGAGATGGCTCAGTTGAAAGAGGAACTTTCTAAACGTAAAACTACACAAGAACTTCTTGATGAAATAAAGTCTGGAGTCAGACCTGTAGAGAATACCACTCAGGAGGTTGGACTGAACCAAGATACAATAATGGAGTTAGTTAATAATACTCTTAA